GACAATAGAGTTAAATTAGAAGGTGTATCATCACCGCACTTTAAAGAAGTTATCATAGAGAATGGTCCTACTAACAGCGACAGAGAGCAACGTAAACTGGAACTGCTGGAGCGCAAGGATAAGTTAGACAAAGAGTATAGTCGTTGGCTAGAGAGAATAGCTTATATCAATGGTGTATTCAACAATATGAGTGAAAAAGATAGAAGTATCGCAGAAGACTTACTACTAAAGCAGTTACATATTAGCAAGGTAGCAGTAAAACATGACTATGCTTGCTACTATGTTTATCAAAAGGTAGATACGATTATAGCTAGAGCATTAAACAAATAAAACCTAAATATTAAAAAACTCTTGACAATTATCGTACTACCCATATATATTTATGGTGAGACCGATAATAGAAAGGAGAATATGGTAAACAAGAACAAAAAAGGTCGACCATTTGCAGAAGTTACTAAAAGCGAGAGAATTCAAGTCAAGGTAACAAAAGAGCAAAAGAAAAAGATACAAGAACTAGCTGAAAAAAAAGGAGTCAATGTATCTGAACTGATTTTAACCGCATTAGGGCTATAAAAAAAGAGGTAACTGTTCTTCGTTTGAGACCGATAATAACAGTTACCACACACGCCACAAAGGGCATTAATATTATAACAGATAATTTTATATTATCTCTAATAAAATGTCTCTCTTGTGGAATCAAATCGCTTTTAAGCGTAGAAACAAGAGTTTTTTAATAAATAGGAGAAAATAAAATGAATAAAGATGTAATGTTTATTGTAGGCAGGCAATTTGTACCAAATAGCGAAGATTTGAATAACATCAGAGATATAGTGAAGAATAACAAATATGACCCAATATGGGCGGCGTTATTAGCATACTCATATGGAGTTATACAAGGAATTAGGAAAGAAAGGAAAAGAAGAAATGCAAGAGTTAATTAAAATAAATACAAACAATGAACAGATTCTAGTAAGTGCTAGAGAATTACATGAGTTTTTAGAAGTAGGAACACAATATACTAAGTGGTTTGAAAGAATGGCAGAGTATGGATTTGAAGCAAATCAAGACTATATAGCTATTAGTCAAAAAAGGCTAACAGCTCAAGGCAACGAAACAACCTTTACAGATCACCAATTAACAGTAGGAATGGCAAAAGAGTTATGTATGCTACAAAGAAATGAAAAAGGTAAAGAGGCTAGGAAGTACTTTATTGAGGTAGAGAAGAAATACAAAGAGCAGTCACAACCAGTCTTTGCAGTGCCTACTACTCTTAAAGAGGCATTACTGTTGGCAGTTAAACAACAAGAGGAAATTGAAAAGAGAGACTATCTAATTAGTGAACTAAAACCAAAAGCAGACTACATGGATAGAATATTGAAGTCGAAATCATTAGTTACTGTAAACCAAATAGCAAAAGACTATGGAATGAGTGCACAAGCACTTAATAAGAAACTTCATGAATTAGGTGTGCAGTACAAACAAAGCGACCAATGGTTGTTATACCAAAAACACTGTAACAAAGGTTATACGCACTCTGAGACATTCCAAATTGAAGATGTAGTAGGATTTGAGAAAGTCGTGATGCGTACTAAGTGGACACAAAAAGGAAGATTATTCTTATATGACTTGCTGAAAGCAAATGGAATACTGCCAGAGATTGAACAGGAGTATGAGGCATAGCGGAAAAAGATGTGCCGAATTTTGGGCTGATGTGTTAAAGGGGGGAGACACCATCGACACCCTTAGAAAAGAGTAAACATCTTACGTGTAAGGTACTTTTTCGTGATAAAGTGATAGTGTAAGAAATTATAGCAAGGGCAGAAACGCCCTTTTTGTATGAAAGGAGATAACGCATGACAGATAAACAAAGGCTATTTGCTGAAGAGTATGTAGCAAATGGATGCAAGCCAGCAGAAGCATATATGAAAGTGTATGAGAATTGTAAGAAGGAAAGCACTGCTTCAACTAATGCATGCAAATTGCTAAAAAATACCAATGTTTCCGCGTACGTGCGAGAACTCCAAGATAAAGTGACTGTCGAAAGTCTAGTGTGTGCCACAGATATAGTGAAGGATTTAATTGCAGTTAAAAACAGATGCATGCAAGCAGTACCAGTTATGAAATGGGATTCAGACAAAAGGTGCTATATGCCTAGTGATGCAGAATATACATTTGATAGCAAAGGAGCTAACCAAGCGCTTAAGCAATTAGGAGATATATTGGGAATTAGCACGAAGAACGTTAATCTCAAGGGTGAGCTAGATACAACGCCAAGCAAATTAGATTCTATACTGGAGCAGATAAAGAATGGCTGAAGAGTTCTTACTCAGTCAGAAGTATATTGACTTCTACAAGAATGAAGCTTCAATGGAGTGGCTTGAAGGAACTACATCATCAGGGAAGACAACAACTGCTATTCCTAAATTTATGTTCAAGGTTGCTGATTCTTCTAAGAAGTTGCATATTATATCGGGTCTTGACTTAGGAACGATAGAGAAGAATATTATCAACAAGGATTTAGGAATAATTGATGTGTTTGGTTCATTGGTTGAGTATAACCCTACTGGGAAAGGCAAGCATTCGCTACCACATATTATCTACAAGCCTAAAAAGGGCATTGAGAAGGTTATATACGTTTTAGGATATGATACAAAGGCAAGATGGAAAAAGGCTCTAGGTGGTCAATATGGGTGCCTCTACATAGATGAAGCAAACATTGCTAATATGGAGTTTGTGCGAGAAGCTTCTATGAGGAGTGATTATGTCTTGGGAACATTAAATCCTGATGATCCATCACTTGAGATTTATAAAGAATATGTTAATCATTCAAGGCCTTTAGATAAGTATGCTAAAGATGTGCCACAAGAAATATCGGAGTTACTAATTGAAGAACCAAAGGACAACTGGACTTACTGGTTCTTTTCTTTTGACGACAATCCAGGATTAAGCGAGGAGAAGAAACAAAAGATAATCGAGAATGTTCCCAAAGGCACGAAACTTTGGAAGAACAAGATACAAGGATTGCGCGGACGTGCTACTGGATTGGTGTTCAGTGGATTTGAACGCAAGAGGAATGTTATTGGCAAAAAAGACTTATATACCAAAGAGGGAAATCTCAAGTATAGATTCAAATTCTTCACAGTCGGAATTGATACAGCTTATTCAGAAGGTAGCCCTGATACAATAGCACTCATATTCATCGGAATCACAGAGTGTGGCAAGTGTATTGTGCTCGATGAAGAAGTTTATAACAATGCAGACTTAACTATTCCCTTGGCACCAAGTGATGTAGTGCTAAGAATAATTGCGTTTGCAGACAAGAATAGAACTGCATGGGGATTTAGTAGGGATATGTTTCTTGACTCAGCTGACCAAGCTACAAGAATGGAGTGGTTGAAGTATAAGAGAAACAAAGGAAGTATTTACAATATCGAAAATGCTTGGAAGAAAACGCCAATTATCGAACGTTTGCACATGATGATTGGCTGGATTCAAAAAGGTCATTACTTAGTGGTGGATCATTGTATTAATCACATTGGTGAATTAGAAAAATATTCATGGAAAGAATCGAAGTATGAGCCTGATGATGGCAACGACCATACTATCAATGGTAGTCAGTATGGATGGCTACCTTTTAAGCAGCTTATAGGAATCAAGGAGGACTAATCAAATGGGATTATGGACGGAGGTAAAAAGGATGATACAAGGTGTGTTGAAAATTGAGAATGCAGAACCACAAGAGTTCAAAATAGATGAACAGTTTAATGTTGAAACAAATGCTATCAAGAATCGGATATGGATGCGTGGTGATCCACACGAATTAGAACAGTTCTACAAAAAATTAGAGAACAACACAGCTCTATTTTGGGGTGCGGTTCCAGTTACTCCGATTAGGAAAATACATACTGGACTACCAAGCTTAGTTGTGGATGTATTAACATCAATAGTCACTAATGACCTGAATGGTATAGTGGTTGCAGATGTGTCATGGGAAGAAATCGAAAAGGAAAACAACTTCAAAGACTTGCTAAAACAATCTATATCTGAGGCTCTTTATCTAGGTGATGGAGCATTCAAGATATCTTTTGATAAAGAAGTTAGTGACAATGTTATTATTGAATTCTTTCCATCAGATAAAATAGACATAATCTATAAACGTGGCAGATACTTTGAAACTGTGTTCAAGACGTTCTATAAACATGGTACACAGAAATACCTATTACTAGAACACTATGGATTCGGATATGTAAAGTATGAACTGAAGAAGATTAACAACAACACTGAAATAGATGTGAATTTGTATTCAATTCCACAAACAAAAGACCTTGTGAATATCGCTTTTGGCGATTATGAGCAAGATGAAAATGGGAACACTATAAAAGTTGGTAGCTTTAATGCCGCAATACCATTCAAAATATACGATTCTGTTAAGTGGAAAGGCAGAGGCGCTTCAATATTTGATAGAAAAGTAAGCAACTATGATGCGCTTGATGAAGTAGTGTCACAATGGGCGGATGCAGTGCGTGCAGGTAGGGTTAATACTTATATACCTCAAAGCCTTATTCCAACTGATCCAAATAATGGTAGTCCTAGAAATCCTAATCCATTTGACAACAGATATATCACTGTTGCAACAAGCATGAAGGAAGATGGCAAGGATGAGATAAAGACGTCACAAAGTAATATACCAAGTGAAAGTTATTTACAGTCATATGTGACTTTTCTTGATTTATGTTTGCAAGGAATTATAAGCCCTTCTACGTTAGGCATTGATACTAAGAAATTAGATAACGCAGAAGCACAGAGGGAAAAAGAAAAAACGACACTCTACACAAGAAATAATATTATTGATGCAATTCAAGATACTATTCCCATGTTGATTAACAATGCTTTGAAAATGACTGATGAAATGGCGGAGGTAAAAGCAAGAGATGATGTTGAAGTTACTATTGAATTTGGTGAATACGCTAATCCATCATTTGAAGCTGTTATCGAAACTGTCGCAAAAGGCAAACAGAGTGGAATCATGTCGCTTCAAGCGGCTATTGATGAGTTATATGGAGATTCTAAAGATGATGAGTGGAAAGCTAATGAAGTTGCTCGTCTCAAAGAAGAGCAAGGGATAGCAGAACTAGAAGAACCTATGATAAGAAATGTAGGTGAGGAGGATTTAGAAGATGAAAGTTTCAGTTAATAACCATACCTACGAGATGAAAAAACATCATGCAAAGAAATTTGTTAGAAGAATTGCAGAGCAGTTTGTTGGCAAGTTTATGATAGTTGCAGTTCGCAAGGGTGAACACATCGAAATGCGTAAGGACGTTTTCTCTTCTAAGGATAATCTAAAGGCAGAGGAAAAGAAGTGGAATGAAAAAGGTTATGTCGTTTGTTCCGCATTAAATCTAAATGGCTTCATTTGATATATTATCTGCATTTAGAAGAATAGAACTTGAACTCATTAATTCGATGGCTAGAAACCTCAAGAAACATCGCGATTGGGAAAAGGAAGAAGATATTAACTGGACTATGTGGCAAGCTGAACAGCTTAAGACTATGAGAGAGTTCCAAAAGAACAATCGCAAGGTGTTTGGTAGAGAGTTTAATTCGATTAATAGACAAGTTGAGAATATCCTAAAACAGACTTATCAGGATTCAGGCTTTGAAGAAGAACGCAGAATACTTGAATATATCAAAGGTGGCAAGAAGTTAGTTAGCAATTCTAAAGGGATTGAAGCTGGCTTTTTTCAAATGAACGAACGCAAGATGAACACACTCATTAAATCAACTACAAACGATATGAAGACTGCACAAAGGGCAATGTTTCGCATGACTGATGATGTATATAGAAAAACTATCTTTGATGCACAGGTGTATTTTAATTCAGGTGCAGGAACACTTGATAAAGCTATTGATATGGCTACCAAGGACTTCTTAAACGCTGGAATAAATTGTGTAGAGTATTCTGATGGCCGAAGAGTTAATATTGCTACTTATTCTGAAATGGCATTGAGGACTGCTAATAAAAGAGCAATGCTTGAGTCTGAGGGCGACAAAAGAAGAGAATATGGAATTACCACTGTCAAAGTTAGCAAGTACGGAGCATGTTCTGATACATGTCTACCTTGGCAAGGGAGAAAGTACGTTGATGATGTATATAGCGGTGGAACAAAGCAAGAAGCAGTAAGGTTAAAGCTTCCGTTATTGAGCAAGGCGGTTGATAGTGGTTTGTTCCATCCAAATTGCCGTCACTCAGTATCTTCTTATTTTCCTGGATTAGAAGAATATTTAGATGAAGGTGAATTAGAATACCCCGAACCTATGCAAGAACATAGGCGTAATCAGTTACATATTCAAAAGTTCAAACGCAGAGAACAAGGCAGTCTTGATGCAGATAATATTAACGCTGCCAAAGAGCGTAAGGATGGATGGATTGAAAGAGACAATAAATTACTTGAAGAATACCCTGAAATACTTGATTTAGTAGAATCTGACCAAGAAAGTATAAGAGGGAAGATTCGTAGAACTGCAAAGAGTGTGTTCAGTGATGGTGATGTAGTACCATTCGATAAATTACCAACGTCAGTGCAAGATAATTTCAATAATCAATTACAGCTGTCTGATATATATGTCAAAAAATTACTTGATAAACACATGGGATCATTGGACTTTTTACCTAGTGATAAAGGCAGTGGTGCAGTATTTAATAAGGCCCTTAGAGTGGTGAAGGTTCCTATCAATGCCTCACCAAGGACATTGGCACATGAAATGCTTCATGCTATTGACACCAAATTTGGGATAACAGTTAAAAGTAATTTCAGAAAAAACTTATTAAAAGATTATGCTAGATTGGTTAATAAATCAAATGGCGATGTGTTATCATATTTATTAGATAACTATCCAACAGCTTTCGAGTTAAAAAGAGGCAGATGGAAACTGAAAGAAGAATATAGAGGTGTATCTGATATATTTAGTGGAGTGACTAATGGTAGTTTGCGGTTAGGTTATGGACACAGAGAGTCTTATTGGGAAGTGAGTGACTCTAGACTTCCAAGAGAGGCATGGGCGCAGTTTGGTTCTGATGGATTCATGAATAATCATGAAGTGATAAGTATGTTGATGAATGAATTTCCTTTGTTTGGCAACGAAGCATTAAACATACTGAAAGGATTGGTGAAATAATGTCTGAACAAGATTGGAATGGGAAAATGACCAAAGAATTAGGAAGGTCATATGATGAGTATTACGAACTATTTGGCATGTTTCCTGATGGATATCTCAACGTGTTTCCTAACAGATTTTCTTATGAGATATGGCTCGAGATATGTGAAGTGGCGGT